TTGTAGTGTCCAGTTTATATCTAGTATTTATCTCTATTACTCTGAAAGATTTGACTGACGAACATGAAAAAACCCGCCGAAGCGGGTTTTGTATTACATCAATTTTTACTAAGGTGTGCTTATTGGAAACTGATATTTTGTACGGCGATTTCACCAACGTAGTCCGCTGCATTACCAAAAGACGATGCAGTGTTGGTTAATTCCACATATCCATATCTCGTCATAAACGAAACGACTGGTTCGAAAGTACTTGGATCTAGAACAACACCACTGCTCATCAACGGAATGTATGGGCAATAGAAAGCTGCTGCGTCTGTCTCTGATGAACCTTTGTATCCAACTAGAACCGAAGTTCCGCTTGGAGCGTAAGAGTCAACGAAAACACGCATAGCTGAGTTCAATGTACCAACTAATTTAGTGTTAGTAGGTGCTTCGAATGTGCCTTCTGTAGTACGAGCAAACGCACTAGTTGTAGCAGATTGAAGAACTGTCAACATTTCTGAACTAACAACAGTCCAGTTACCAGCACCACGACGTGTACGCTGAGCAATCAAGTTAGCAACACGGTTAATTAGAACAGCTAAAGCAGCGTGTTCGTCACCAACGTATGTAGCAGTACCAGAAACGGTAGCTTGGTTGTATGTGTACTCTGTAGCAGCTAATTGACGCAATGAAAGAAGAATTTCTTGATCGATCTCAGCAGTAATTTCTTGTGCTAGAGCGGCCATGATTTCTGCTTCAACGTCGATACCGTGCATCGATTGTGCGTCTTGAGCAGCTTCGAATGTCCAACGAGCTTGTAACTTACGGCTCTTGGCTTCAACAGCTTGACGTAGAATCTGAACACTAATTGCTTTACCGCCATTGCCTTCAAGACTAGCAGTAGGTGCAGCAGTATAACTATACGCTGGACCGCCAGTAGCTGAAGTACGTGAGTAAGCTTGAGCGATCAAGAACGGTGAAAGAGCTTCATCACCAGCGACGACCGAAGTCTGTGCTGCTGAATTGTCTGTCAACGACTGAGCGTAGCGAACACGCAATGTATGAATCTGTCCAACTGGACCAGTCATTGGTTGAACACCAATTAACTCGTTAGCAATAACAGTAGGCATAACACGACGAATAACTGGAAGAATGACACGGTTTAATGTGGCAATGTTACCAGCGGTAGTTGTGCCAGCAGTACTTTCTGACAACAACTGTTTGCGAGTGTTTTCTAAAATAACACCCATTGATGAGCGACGAATACCTTTGAGACCTTCAAGGAGGGCTTCTTTAGTTTCATTCCAACGGCTCTCTAATAATACTTTTGACATTTTAATTATCTCCTATTAATGTATGTCTGATTAAAGCCCTGCCAAACGTTTGATATCGATAACGTTGTCACGTTCTTCCATATCAACTTCGGTTTTCACGGCAGATTTATTACCAGTTACTTCTCTACTTTCAACCATGACACGCTTTTTTGGAGCTTGTGATTGTTGTGTATTAAGAACCGCTGGCAAATACTTTTCGAATGCGCCTTTCAATTTTGGTGTTTGGACGCTTTCCAGTAGGTCTTTCATTATTGAAGATTTGTCTTCATTCAATGTGCCGAGTAACTCAGACATTGTTCTTTCACGAAGATTACTTTCTTTAATAATTCGAACTTCCCGTTCTTTACTTTCAACTAAGCGTTTTGTTTGCTTAGTAACTTCGATAGATTCAGCTAATTGCGCTTCACGTTTCTGTAGTTTTGCAACTAACTTTCTTGTCTCTGCTTTTTCGTTCAAGTGTGTTGAACTAAACTCAGCGGCAAACGCTTCGAACAGACGACGACCAAATGCGTTTTCTTGTGCGCTTTCGATGTCTTCTTTTAATTGACTAATTTCGCCTTTTAGATGCTTACTAACTGAGCGACTTAACTTCTTAGAACTTTCAGCTACGAAACGAGCCTTAAGTTGTGCGAGTTTTTGTTTAGCTTCAGCTACGAGCTTGACCTTGGCTTCTACTACTGCACGTTTGTCTTGTTCAAATTCTTTAATTTCTCTTGATAAGGCATGAACAACGAATTGTTCCAACTTACCACGTCCTTCAAGTTGAACTTGACGATCTGAACGCAATTCTTTGATTTCTTCGGCTAGTTTAGTAACCATGAATTCATTGAATTTTTGTGCATTCTCACGCAGTTTAGATTTTGCTTTTACTCGGTCTTCGTTCATTGCTTGTCTTTCTTCTTGAAATTCGTTAATTTCAGAAGTTAGACCTTCAGTAATCATCTTATCAAGGGCTTCTACCATTACATTTTTGTCATGCTCGTATTTCTGTGCGAATTCCTCACGGAGTTCTACACGTACTTGATCACGAGCTTCAGTTAATTTAGATTCCCAAGCTTCATTAAGAGCCTTGGCAGTGTCTTCAGTAACGATTCCGCTTTCAAGAAGTGGCTTGATGGCATCAAACATTGATATCCCCTTTAAATAATGTTTGCTCGTTTAACTCCGATGCTCCGAGTTTTTCTTTGTGAATGACGTTCCATTCAGTCAGAACTACCGTTACGTATTGTTGTGTAGAACAACCATATGTGTTATTATTTTTCATTACAGTCTCAATTCCTTAATCATTCTAAGAACTGATTCTTTTAAATATTTTTGAACTTTAACGTCTTTATCTAAATTGGCGCCTTTCAAGTTCTCTAGTACTTGATGACCGTGTTTCATGTTCATCAAACCTTCATAAATTGCTTTTGGATATGCATTAGGTGCACTAGGTTGCGCTACAATGTCTACAGTGACGATTTCAAAATCACTAACTTTGCCAGTAGAGTCATCAACGTTACCGCTGCCTCTGCTACTAACGCCGAGTTTGACGCCATTCTCTAGCATTACTTGAATAGTTTTTCCCATTTCAGTTGGTAAAATCTTTAATTTACCGAACCCGTTTGGACCGTCCATCCACATATTGGTGATCATGTGACTAACACGATCTAAATTGATTTTTAAATCATCTGGATGATCTACTTCACCTAATACCGACATACCTTCTTCGATTTGTCGGTTCAACGTTACAACAGCAGCCTCAATTTCAGGAACAGGGTAAATACGCTCATTAGCGTTCTTTACCCCACCCTGGATAAAAATTCCCTTCATATAAAGAGATTTTTTATCACCTTCATCCTTGGACTCAACCACTAAACTAGCTGTGTTGAATGACAAGTCTTCACGTAGGTACAAAGCCATTGTCCTATGTTCCTTAAATTCTACGCTTGGTAGTGCGACGTGATTCGATAACTGACTTGTTATCTTGCTTCACTGAACCGCCGTTACCTGCTTCTTGACCTTGCTTTTTACCGGTTGCAGCAACTGTGTCGCCTTTACCTGTTCTAGCAATTGCTGGGTTAGCATTAGGGCGATTGTTCCAATTGCCTGCGTCTTTAACTTGTGATTTGCCTTTAGCACCGTAGTTAGTTGGCTCTTTTGGGCTTGTAGGAACTGTTTCAGAGTCTGTTGCAAATTTCACTGGGCGTGATGCCATTCCTTTTTGTCCGCTATTAGCTGTAACTGGTCCTTTCTTTGAACCATCAGCATAGTCTTTAGAGATGTTGCTGCCGTACAAACCTGGTACTTTTTTCAATTCAATGGCTTCCATAACTTCTTCTTCACCACCGAATTCATCTTCACCACCGAATTCGTCTTCTTCACCGCCGAATTCATCTTCACCATCCATTTCGTCACCGAATTCTTCTTCACCACCGAATTCTTCTTCACCACCGGTGCTGCCCATCATTTCTTCAAATTCAGCCATCAATTCGTCAAGTTTGTCTTCTAAGTCAACAACTCGATCTTCTAATTCTGCTTCTTCGTGATCACCTTCTAGATCATCTCCGCCCATTTCGATTTCGCCGTCGATGCCCATGTCGTCTTCGTCACCGAATTCATCATCGCCTGCACCGTCAACATCATAATCACCGTCCATTTCTTCGTCGGTGTCGAAATCATCTTCCATCATGTCATCTGAACCTTCGTCTTCTGAACGAATGCCTTCGATTTCGTTAGTAAGACCACTAGTGTTATCTTCTACTAATGATTCATAAATCTGACGACTTTTTTCAACCACGATATCGTGGAATAGTGCTTCTGCTTTAGCAACATCTTCATTAATAATTAAATCAATCAGACGTTCAAATTGTTTTGCTGTAGACATTTAAAATCTCCTTTGGGTAAATGGCTTTGTGTACAAATATTTAGTGCTATTCAAAAAAAATACGCTATAACAGCGTATTTTTTACGTTTTCATCAAAAT